TGAAGGATGCTTGCTCGTTGGAATGACATGGGATGGTAAGAGTGACTGGATAGGATCTAGTAAAGTCGCTATGAGTTCTTTGATGCCTCTCATAGAGAACTCTACTAGTCCTGTCACTATCGATATTACATAGGTTTGTACGTTGTAAACAAGAGACGGATGAAACCTAAGTCAATTACTACATAGACTGAAACATCATCCTCTCCTACATCATCACCGTTGACGTACTCTACACCAACACCAAACCCTTTAATTACACTTAGCTCTACATTCATATTAAAAACCCTCAGGTTGTGCAACAGAACGAACTAATGCCATAAAACCTTTTTGTAAGTCAGTTTTAGCAATAGATACCCAACGCTGATCTGCTCCTTCCCATCCTGTAAAACCGTCAATTACGTCACCTACTTCGTTAGCTAATCGTTTCAAATCATTAATAGTAATAATTTGTTCATGAGTTAATTCTTTATATCCTGTAATCATTTAATACTCCTTTGTTTTTGGTTCTGCTACTAAAGAACACCACCTAATAAAATCATCATTGAGCATGTCTTTCTTCATCATGTTCAATACTTTATGCACTATTTGTATATTATCCGGATAGTACCCATCATCACTATTTATCCTATCAACAGAAGCATCTAACCCAAATGTTAACGGAATACCTGTGAAAGCACAAACTCTCCCCTGAGCTTGAAACACATTATAAATTTCTTCTAATGTTAAATTAAAAGATATATTACGTGTCTCTGCGTCTCGTTTTAATTTACTTAAAACCTTTCCGGGAATATCTTTGTACCCTCTCCAAGCAGGATTCTTTTCTTTAGCAACATCTCGTTGTTTATTTATCCTTGCAGTTCTACAGGAAAAACAGACAGACTTTTTAAGGTCTGCCTGCTTAACCGACTTCTCTGTTTTGTATCTAATAGCTTTGTCACATGAAGGACAATTACGTAGATACTGCTGAGTCATCGTATCGTATTCCATTATATCTCGCAATTTCCTGCAGTACATGCGAGCTGTTGAGCACCTGTAACGTTGTCATCGAACTCATGGAAGTTCTCCCAGTCAACAGATTCCGGAACTAGTAATCGTAATTTATTATACTGTTCTTCATCTATCTCTTCGTAAGGAGCTTGCTTATAAGTACCTAAGTCCATCGGTAGGAATGATACACCAGTTACCTCATCGAAGTGTTCGTACACCCATGCTCCTACTTCCATCCATTCGTCTTCTTTAACACTGATAGTTACTGAAGGCTTATGTTCACAGTAATGACGTTGGAACAACAACCATAACTTCAAGTGCTTAATAGCAGACAAGTCCTCACGTAGTAATGCACCATCCGCTACCTTAACTGGGAAGCTAAACACTGTAGTACTATCAGGCTTCATCACACATGGTTCAGCTACAAACCCTGCTTGAATCATGAACTGAGTTAAAGGATCTTTGTTATCAGCCCTAACCCTTCTAATATAAAACTTAGAATGCTGAGGATGTATACCACTAGCAGTACTACACAACTGAGATACTGTACCTTCAGGCTTGACTGCAGTGACAGCAACAGATTGATTAATGCCAACAGCAGCACTATAATCAGCATTAGTTCCGATAGCCACATCTCTTAGTTTCTCCAATCGTTTAGGTAACTCTACATCATCAGGGTTATTCAACAAAGCATTGTCTAGGATACCTGTCATTGATACACCTAGTAGTGATTCTTCCTCAGTGTTCTTCTGCCAGATCTTACGTAGGTAAGGGAAGTTAGTTAACGTCGCTTGAAAAGTTCCAAGAATTGTAGCCAACCTAATCTTCCGTTCCAAAGAATCCATAGTATCATCACTGCGAACAATGCAAGAGGATAGATTACAGAACTGATAAGGGCGAAGAATGATTTCCGAGCAAGGGTTCGTACCAAAATCGTAAGTACTGTCTCGTCTGCCATTCTTTGCAGCTTGTTTCTGTGATGCATCACGGTTAAAAATTCCTCTCTCACCTGAATGTGATTCATAAATACTAGTCCACTCACGCATGAACTGACCAATGCCCGGACGCTCTTCATAAGTAGCTGAGTTGTTAGCTAAGGCACGTTGACCTTGACCATCCCACCATGCACCTGCTTTAGCATGAGCCATCTTATCATCAGTCAAGTCAGACAAGCTAATCATTGCTGATCTTCGGACTCCGCCCACAACCACAACTTCCCCGATTTTGCAGAGAATATCATGACATTCAAGGGAACTAAGACGACGACCAACTGCTCCTTTGAACTTGGCAATAGTGAACTTAAACAAGTCTTCAAGTGGTTTTGCTCCGGAAGCTCTTCCACCGAACGTCTTAAGTCTTGCTCCTGCAGGACGTACTTTGGATAAGTCAAACTTTGGAATCTCGCCAGAGTACAATAAAGCCAAGAGTTGTCTGAGCGATTTAGCCCAACCTTCTTTAGAATCCGAAACAGAAATAGTAGTCTGACTATCATACAACTGATCCGGTACTTCAGGTAACTGCTTAACATATTGTTGCTCCACTGAGAATCCTACACCTGTACCACATAACAAGATGTACATAGCTTCATCGAATGCTTTAGGATCATCGATAGGAAGGTATGAACAATTGAATGCTGCCACGTTCTGACGTTCTAATGCTGCACCTGCGGTCATCACTGCTCTCATACTAGGGACTACATCTAAACCTACTACTGCTTCTTCTAACTCTGCACGTAACGCAGGAGTCAATGTATAGCCATTCTTCTCCTTAAGATTCTTAGTCATGAAATCAAAGTAACGTGCTACTGTTTCATTCCAATGCTCACGTCTACCCTTGTCATCTAAGTAACGACTGTATCTGCTCTTAGCGATAAAGGTATTGTAAGGTGTTAGTTCATATTTACTCATCTGATTCTTCTTCTCCATCATAGTCAACTTCGTCCATCAATTGATCGTAGTTATTTTCAATACGGTCTATAAACATCTCGACTATCTCCTCAGAAGTTATATCTAATAACTCTAGAAGAGATAGTTCATCGAGCCGTTTCAGTCTCTCTTGTAGTTCTTGTAGCGTCAACGGATACATAGTTTACTTGCGTTGCTTTGTTACTCGTGGTTCTACTTTGATAGGCTTAGTTTTCTTTTCTTTCTTAGCTTGTCGTGCTGCTTCATAGAACTCGATTGCTTTACCTGTAGCTTCGTGAATAGCTTTCATCTGTTTCAATGTAGACTCGTTAGTGTCTAGCCATGAGTACAGATTAACAAAGCGTCCACCTGCTGATTGAATCGTAAGATCTAAATCGAACTCTTCATCAAAGATATCTTTTGCATTCGGGTTGAACATACCTGATAATGATACGAATGCATTGTCCTCCGGAAAGAACTTACTAAAGTTTACTGTTTGTTTCTTAGTCGTCATTTAATTCCCTTTCAATTAAGTATTCTAAATAGTGTTTGGCTTTCTGCAAATCCTGAACACCGTCTTTATGTTTCCAACGTAACAGATATTTTAACACATTTCCTTCCCAAAAGTCAAGCTCCCATTCAGAAATAATATCCCAAGGTTGGATAGCACGTTGATAGTGACTACCTGCAACCTGTTGATCTTTAACTGATTTGCCTGTATCTTCCATAAGTTTGTATAAACCGGCAAAATATTCATCAAGAGTAAACTCTTTAGGTTGACCTAGATCAGGCATAGCTACTGGACTATCATAGTGTCTATAGCCTTCTCTTATCTGATTCATGTTATGGTCTCCACTCATAAGGGCTTAACCTCTACTGACGATTTTGTTTGCTTCGTTCCCTGACTCCATGAGCCACACGTTCTGCATTGATATCTCTGATAAGTAGAGGTAGTTGTAACAGAAATACCACGCTTCTGTAAGTGAGTACCACCACAGCTCGGACACACAGCACCATCTGCTTGATGATTATGATTAGGGTGGTTTTTAATCCAAGGTAACAACCTAACATATAACTTCTCAAGCAAGATAACGTCTTGCTTATTGTATTCTTCCATTCTAAACCAAGCATCTTTATCCTTATTCATACATTTAACCCATAGCTCATGCCCTTCGTGAGCAGTCTTGCTACCTAAACCTAGTCGTTGTGCTACATAATCTAGCTTGTTACTAGGGAATCTGAACTGACTACGTACTTGCCTTAACAAATCAATCTGCTTGTAAGGAGCGGGAGGATTCATGTCTTGCAATAAGAACTCCTTGTTTAACGTAGGCATATCAAACTTAGTACCGTTATAATGAACTACTGCATCAGCTTCAGAGATCAAGTCATGAATTCTACTCAGCATCTTTTTAGGTTTAGATACGTGAACAGAATCAAACATAATCTCGTCTTCGCCTAGCCACTTAGCTGCCCAACAGAGTACGTAAGAAGACTCCATCAGCTGATTGATACCTACGTTTTGCTGCCAGATTCCCCACACGTGTGCTACGTTTGGACTGGATTCAATATCTAGTAATAGTATCTTCATTCTTGTGAGTATTCTCCATGTAAGTCGTAACCGTATACTGCACTTAAGAAAGTAATAAACTGTCGATGTACTTCCCAATGCGGATCTGAATCATTGACAGTAAATGTATGTCGAACTGTACGTTCACTGTCTCTGAAGTTTAATTCATATTCATCTTTCA